GTGGATCTTATCCGAATTTTGTAAAACACAAAACGAAGAAAATGAGTCTAATTATATTAGTTAATAGATTCTTATTTGGCAGTGAACGACGTCGTCGTATCACTGTGTTGGCCGCAAAATTAGTACTTAGTACTATTTCTGCAGCTTCTTTATTTAGAATAATGGTTTTGTTACGTCGGTATATTAAATCTTTGGGTCCAGGACAATTTTGGTTTAACACTAAATTTGGTTCCTGGTTGTACGGTATAATTATGCGTTTGTGCGCTCGAGAATTATCACCTGATTATAGACAATTGGTTAAAGATACCAAACCAGAGATTAAACATACCAACATGCGAAACCATAGCCACCCAAAGGCTGCTACTCTTAGATGCATTGCCAATACTACTATGGAACACATTTGCTTAAAGTTGGGACGAAATGCTTATCATTACCAAATGTCACCCACTCAACAGCGTTTACAAGCGTTAGGGCACCGGGACATTAGATGTGCCAAGGATTTACAAATGAGGTATCAAAGCGATGGACTTCACTCAGATGATATTATTGTGCTCACTGATGTTGACTATTATGTCCATATGGCTGATTTACTTCGTGGTAACTTCCTTTTAGCATATTCATTTGTACCGGGACCTGTCGCAGGGAAAACTGAAGATGGGGTGTACACTACTCATTCCGATAACACCATTGAGCTTATTTCTAATGGCGGAGCTCGTTATCGCCATGAGCTTTGGGATTATGATGATGATCATTTAGTCATTGATACTTGGAGCGGTTCCTATGTGTATTTGTTGGAGCAAATTTATATTTCTGAGACACGTCGGATTGTCTATTTCAATCCTGTAAGGTACGTGTTTGGGCCTTTGGCTTGGTTATTACCTGGGAGGAGGTTGCAACGTCGACAATTAGTGTTTGGAGATGTTGCTTATTCTAAATATTTGAAGCAGGGTGAAGATACTACTGTATTAATGCATAGTATCGCTAAACTTGATACATTTGATGCCTGCACCATCAAGTCTGATGCTTTCGATGCTACCCTGATAAGGTTGAGTGAGAATAAGACACCACATTTAGCTGATGTTGAACGTTATTTTAATACATTTAAAATAGATAACGTTTTACACGCAGCTAGTCTATTCTTCCACATGTTTCAGCACCATCGAGAAGCATTGGCACTAACACCACGTATACAAACCGATTGTGTACACCAAACTGATCGTGCGCATTATCAATCTATCACTGGTTTAGCTTCCGAAGACGGTAAACCAACAATGCGAATATTATGGCCCGGTTACCTTAAAGGTGGGTTCGCACCGGTCAAATCCCATAATAATGATGCATCGTGTTTACAGGGTCGTATAACTGACGTCAAGAATAAACGTCCTGCTGTACCACCTGTCTATTATACATATATGTCGGAATTCATCCACCACTTAGTGCCTAAACATAAAAGAAATACACTTGCTCCTATGTCATTTGACGACTGGGGTGACCTTGCTAGTCCCAAGCAGAAATCATTGCTATATCGGGCTGTTTATTCCATGTATGGAATGGTATCTGTTTCTGCGTTTCAGAAACGTGAAGCCTATGGTAAAATTACTCATCCACGTAACATTAGTACATTTAATATGTCACATAATGCTGTGTTGGGTAGTTTTACAAAGGTTTTTCTAACTGAAATTATGAAGAACACACATTGGTACGCATTCGGAAAACATCCCACCATCACTTTAAAGGACTTACATTTGAAGGCTAATAAAACTCTTTATGCTAATTGCTCCGATTTCTCTAAATTGGATGGTTCGATCCGTGAATTATTTAGAGATTTAATGATCGCAGCTATGTTATTAGCCTTTAAGAAAGAATATCATAATGAACTTATGTCACAAGAGAAGAAAGAACGCTATGCAAAAGGACGC